CTGATGGCTTACCTCATCACGCCAACGACGGAACTCGAAGCCGTCAATGAGTGCCTCGAGAACATCGGACAGGCACCCGTGAGTTCAATCTCAGGTGACATCAGTGTCGATGCTCAGATTGCGCTCAACTTCGTACGCAAGGTGAACCGTGAGATGCAATCCCGAGGTTGGCACTGGAACACCGATAAGAATTACCCCCTGACGCCTAACAACGATGGGGACATTGTACTCCCGTCTGGCACGATGGCCGTCCGTAGCTATGGGGCAGACGAGCGGCGAGACGTGGTCATTCGAGGGCCTGCTCTCTACGACCGTGATAACCGCACATACCGGTTCACTGAGGTTGTGAATACTCAGATCACTATTGCCCTGACATTCGAAGAACTCCCCGAGCCAGCCCGTCGGTACATCGCGTTGAAAGCGGCAAGGGTCTTCCAAAACAGGGTGGAAGGTCGCGCGGACGAAAGTGACATGCGCGACGAGATGCAGGCCATGGCAATCCTCATGGCTGACGAGCTTCGAAGTGAAGGCAACAACGCACTCACTGATAACTGGACTGCTGCTGGCACCATACGTCGCCACCCGTTCGGTTACATAGAAAGATAATTAAGATTTAAAATGGAGTCATCCCCACCATGACATTCGTGGCAAGCACGATCCCCAACCTCGTGTCGGGGGTTTCTCAACAGCCTGCACCATCCCGGCTCCGCACCTCTGGTGAAAAGATGGTCAACGCATTTCCCTCGGTGGTCAGTGGGCTGATCAAACGGCCCCCTTCCGAGTTTATCAAAGAGCTATCCCCAAACATGACCGTGAGCGACACCGCAGCGGTACACATGATTAACCGTGATGCGACCGAAAAGTATATCCTCGTGTGCGGCAATGGCGACCTAGAGTTGTATGACGAGGAAGGGACAAAGCAGACCGTATCGTTCCCCCATGGGAAGGATTACCTGCCCACCGCCGATATCTGGCGCAAGATGCGCTTTGTCACAGTGGCTGATACCACGTTCATGCTCAACACGGATATTATGGTTCAGGCAACAGACATCCCTGAGGCCTCTGCATCCCTAAAGACCGTGGGGCAGGTAACCATCGATCAGGCCGTGGACAGCTTCACGTATACCATTACAGTCGATGGGACGACCTACGCGGAGTACACATCTGCCACACCGCAGCCGGCAACCTTTGGGTATCCGGGCGTGCTTATCCAGCCGGAAATCCCCTCAGACACTCTCGTAGACATCGCTACAGGTCTCTTCAACGACATGGTCGCCCGAGGGTACACCTCAGCTGAACAAGCGTACAGCTCGATCACCTTTGATGTCCCTGATGATGCTACCGTCGCAGGACCCACCTACGTCACCACCAGAACGAAGCAAATACCGGAAACGGGTGTTGGCAGCTTTCGTCATAACCCGGCACTGAAAGGCTCCGTGTTCATCAAGAAGGCTGTGGCCTCAGTGACCTATGCGGTCTACGTGGGAGACACCTTGGCTGGATCGACGGCCACAAGCTCCAACACAACTGCAGCTACTGCCCTTGAGGGCACCGCCGAGATCGCTCGAAATCTGGCATCGGACATGCGGGCCAATGGTTACCTAAGCGCAGAGGCCGTGGGCACAACCGTCACGCTGGACATTGAAGCGGGAGAGACGCTCACCGTTCTCGATGAGTTTGGTGGCGGCTCTATGGAAGCCTATACGGACACCGTGCAGGCGTTCGATGATCTGCCTCCGAGTGAACTCAATGGTCGCTTGGTGAAAATTCAAGGTGACTTGGAGGAATCCGGCAGTAGCTATTGGGTCGAGTTCAAGGATGGTATCTGGACCGAGAGTGTTGGCTATGAGGCCAAGCGAGGTCTGGACGCGGCAACCATGCCCCACGTCCTCATGAAGGTAGGGACCAACCAGTTCGAGTTCCGTCAAAACGCTTGGGAGGACCGATTGGTTGGGGACGAAGATAGTAACCCCGACCCCAGCTTCGTCGGTAAGAAGATCAACAATATGTTTCTTTTCAAAGGTCGCCTAGGTCTTCTGTCAGGTGAGAATGTTATCCTGACTGAGGTGGCAAAACTTGAAAACTTCTATAGAACCACCATGGTTCAGCTCCTGTCCACAGACTTGATTGATATTGCATCCACGACAGGCCGAGTTTCAACTCTGTATCACGCAGCGTCGTTCTCTGACGAATTGATCCTCTTCTCGGACAAGCAACAGTTCCGTTTGTCCTCGGCCAACGTCCTATCCGCTGAAACTGTGGGCATCACCAACTCGACAGGATACCCGTGTTCAACTCTGGTCGCCCCTGTGACCGTTGGGTCAAGCGCATATTTCATCGCGGAGGGTGCCACGCACTCGCTCGCACGGGAAATCTTCATCGACGGTGATCGTGAGACAGTGAGTGGCGAAGACATCGCTGTTCAGGTTCCCAGCTACATTCCCTTGAACATTCGAGGGCTGGCCGCATCCACAGCGGCTGACGTGTTCTTGGCCCTTTCTGAGGACAAGCCCAACGAACTCTACGTCTACAAGTGGTACATCACGGAGCGGAAGAAAATCCAATCCGCATGGTGCAAGTGGACCTTCGATGAGAATGTAAACATCGTGGGAATGGGGTTCCTCGAGGAATACCTCTACCTCGTCTACAAGGTGGGCTATGATGTGCGTATTGACCGTATCTTGATAGGGCCTATTCTCAAAAAGGAACTGTTGCTCGATCACCAGATCACCAAGGCAGACTTCACGTCGATCGCCTACGACGGGACCGCCGACGAGACAACCGTTGAGACCCCCTACGACACCCCTACGATCCTCGAGTTCTACAAGACCGATGCAGGGGCATTTGCGCCATACGACGGTGTTACCAAGTCAGCCGCAAACACCTATGTGATCCCCGGTGACGTAACGGCTAACCAAATCACCGCAGGGATCAACTACGAGTTTCTCTATGAGTTCTCAAGTCAGTATCTCCGAGAGAAAGGCAGTGAAGGTGAAAGCCCCATCCAAGATGGGCGGCTACAGCTCCGTTATTTCTCTGTGATCTATACCGACACGTCTTACTTCGAGGCTCACGTTACCCCCAAGGGCAGCCAAACGTCGGTATCCGTGTTTAACGGTAGGTTCTTAGGTGACCCTGATAACGTGGTCGATCTTATTCCAAAGGATACAGGAGAGTTCAAGTTTCCAGTGTTTGCTCAGAATGAGGAAGTGATCATCCAACTGAAATCCAGCCAACCATACCCGGTATCCATTGGCTCCGTTGAGTGGACGGCTGTTTATAAGCAAAAGGCTAAGAGAGTATAATGAACAATAAAGGCTACGTCAGAACTTCAAACAGCGCAGACATCCCTATTGTCGCTCAAGACATGCGGGATGCTGACGTGGCCGAGGTCCAAGCATGCTCAGGGCACACCCCCGAGCAGGCACTCAAGCATGGCCTCACATACCCCGGTGGCACCACGAGGTCGATATGTCTTCCCACTGGTGTCCCCGTCGGTATGTTCGGGGTTGTCCCCACAGATCAGCCTAGGGTCGGCGTCATATGGATGCTGGCTTCGAAAGGTATAACTCAAATCCAACGGCAGTTCCTAAGGGAAAGCCGAGGTGAGATCAACGGCCTCATTCGAGGATACGATCTCGTATTCAATTTCACAGATGCCCGTAACACTACCCACCACAGGTGGATCAAGTGGGCTGGCTTCACGATTATCAAGAAACACGAGAACTTCGGGAAAGAGCAACGACCGTTCCTCGAGTTCACCCGCATAGTGGAGAAAGATTATGTGTGAACCAACCACGATTGCGATGGCTGGTCTCTCCGCCATGGGGAGCATGTCAGCCATCAGAGACCAGAATGACGCAGCGGTGGCTAACAGAAGAAACGCCATCACCGCGCAGAATAATAAGATCGAGGACCAAGGCCGCCAATACATCGAGCAGAACCGTTCGTTAATTCAAGGGGGCTTCGATAGCGTCCTAGCGGGCCGAGCGGCTCAGGCCGACGCTTATACCGCTGCTATCGCCAACGGCGTACAGGGTAACTCGGTGAAGGCCATGCTCTCCGATCAGCGTATGACCTCCCAGCGGAACACCCAGCGCACTAATCAAGAGATGTCTAGCCTCTCGTATCAAACCGATGCGAACTTCAGAAATATTCGTGCTGGCACCCAAGGCAAGATCAATTCAGTGTCCACCACCAGTTTCGGATTGGGGGACGCAGCGAAAGCACTCACCCCTATCGTCCGTTACGGAATGGAGTAACACATAATGGCACCTCGCAATACACGGGTAAATCCCGAAGTCGAAGTCCGAAGCCCAGCGCGTAGTTTCGCTAAGGTCCTCGACAATTACTATGCCCCTTCGCGGGATCGCCGGGGTGAACAAGCATTCCAACAGGGCGTGAACGCGTTTGGGGGTCTCCTCGAAGAGAAGGCCAACCGGCTCAAATCCCAACGTCGCAAAGATGAAACCCAACAGGGCGTTGCAGACGCAATGCGTGAACAAGCTGGTGAGGAAATGAAGGGCGTCAAGACAGGCTCCATCTTCCGCCAGAACTCATCGTTCTACATGGCTGGCCTCAATGAAACCCGTGGTAAAGCCGCAGCAGAACGCTTTAAGCAGGAAACCGCTAGGGCCTATGAAGAGTGGTCCGGTAAACATGCCGATGATAATGGTGCAGGTTTTCGCCAGTTCATGAACGACCGCGTGGGCAACTTCATGGACAGCCTCGGGGACGACCAGTACAAGATCGCTGGGGCACTCCCGATCATCAACGAGACAGCCCGTAACTACGCCACACACCACACTGCGTTCACCAATAAGCGCCTCGAACAGGAAAGCATGGAAGCGTACGACGAGATCGTCTCAGGGGTATTCAATGACCTCGCGACCGGCAACCTTGACATGGAAACGGCCATTGACGCTATCGCAAACGAAGCTGACATGATGTACACCACTGACGGTGCCCAAGCGAACGACCGAGTGGTCGAAGCCTCGATCCGTCATGCGAACATCCACAATGATCCCACTTCGATCCTCGTGATGGCAAAGGCCCACGATGCGGGAAAGCTCAAGCTATCCCTGACCAACCGTGAGCGTCTTGCGGATGCTATGGACGCGGTAGAGGCTGATATCCAACGCAATGCCAACCGCGAGAGCGCCAAGGACACCGAAGCTCGCAAGGTTCGCGAACGCGAAGTCAACGCGGCTTGGTATGAGCAGTTGCAAGATGACCCGTATACCGACATCACTGAGTGGACATCTCAGAATGGCGTCGAGGGTGTTCACTTCAAGAACCTTGAGAGCCTGCAGTCCGCACTCATCCGAGGCAAGGAGGTCACCGATCCCACGATCACCACGCAACAACGCCTCGGGTTTGAGGCTGAGATGCAGGACGCATCAACTCCTTCCGAGAAGCTCACGATCCTTCGAGACTTCACTGCTGCAAATCCAACGGCCCTGACAGGTAATGAAATCTCCAGCTATGCAGATCGTGTCTTCAAATCCACTGATCCCGGCTCGATCATCAACGATCCCACCATCGGTCGGTTTCGTAAGAGCTTCGGGGATACACTCGGGACATTCTCTGAGGGCAACAAATACCTCAGCACGGACCAATCTCCGTTCCTCAAGACCCAAGGCATCGAAATGTATAACACATTCATGCTGGCCAAAAGTGGGCGAGTGGATATGTCGGACCCCTCTGCACTCGTTGAACTACATGAGCAAGCAGAAGCGTTTGCCATCAAGGAACTCACCAAGATGTTTCCTGATCAAATGGGTCAGAAGACGGAAAGCCAGCCAGAAGCGGGTGCAGTCCTAGGTGTCCCCGGTGAACTGGAAGAACGCCAAAAGGAAGTCGAAGCGGCTGCTGCGGAAGAGTTCAAAAAGATGGTTGGCGGCGACGAAGCGGAGACCGAAGGTGTTCAAGGCGAAGATACACAGATCGAGCCTACTGCCGGTGAACCTGTTGAGATCGATCCACAGGCACTGGAAGAAGAGCCAGCGCCGTTCGATGATCCCGACACTGATCAGGAATACTCTCCAGTTCGTGAAGGTTTCTATGGCGAGATGATCCACCGATTTACCGATGGTGAGGACACTCGGACAACACTGGAATCTGCTTCCCGTGTCCTTCAGGACAACCCCGATTTTAAAGAGGGCATCAGCCGTTTGTCCACGAAGTACAACGTCCCTCCCAATGCTCTCATGGCGATCATGGACTTTGAAACAGGTGGTTCGTTCAATCCAGCAGAAACAAACCAAGCAGGGTCCGGTGCAACTGGTTTGATCCAGTTCATGCCTAAGACAGCCCGAAGCCTAGGTACAACCACTGCTGAACTGGCTCAGATGTCCCAAACTGAGCAACTCGTGTACGTCGAGAAATACTTCGATCAATTCGGGGACCGCCTCTCAGGGGGCAACCTGGACGACATCTATATGGCCGTCCTATGGCCCAAAGCAATCGGCAAACCCGATGGCTACGTCCTCTTCCGTCGTGGCACCACTGCCTACCGACAGAATTCAGGTCTCGATCACAACGAAGACGGAACCATCTCGAAGTACGAAGCGGCCACGAAAGTGAGGCGCACGTTCTACGGGTATTAAACTAAGGAAACCCCAAATGGCAGATTATGAAGAAATCCCACAGCAGGCTATCGACAGCCTGTTAGCCAACCCTGAGAAAGAAGGTGGCTTCGATCAGGTGTTTGGTAAGGGACGGGCAGAGGAGGTTCTCGCAAGCCGTGACCCTCAGCCCGAACCTAAGGCCAAGAAGTCCCCTGAGATGGGGTTCTTCGAGACGGTCTGGGATGTGTCAGGCCGTGCCGTTGGGTCCGGTTCCGAACGAGCCGTCAACGAAACCTTTGACGCTGCTGAGAGCTTCGACCGTTGGGCCTCCGCCAATCTTGACTCCATCGGTATTCCTTCGCGTCTACAACTCGTGGACAAGGATGGCAACTTCGACATCGACCTCAAGTATAGCCATGAGGTTGACATGGAGGCCCCCTCGTATGGTGATCTGAATATCGACCTGTTCGATGACCCTAAAACAATCACAGGCGGCATCGTATCAGGTGTTACTCAATTCGGTGTAGGCTTCTTGGGTGCCGGTAAGTTCACCAAACTGTCCGGTCTCCGTGGTGGGTTCGTCAACGGAGCAATCGCTGATGCCGTAGTCTTCGATCCTAACGACAAGAACGTCATGGGCATGCTGGACCAATGGGGCATCGACACAGGTGCCGTAGGGGAAATCCTTGCGACCAACCCAGACGACCCTGAGTACATCAACCGGCTACGCAACGTGGCCGAGGGTGTCGTCGCTGGTGGTATCGTGGAAGCCATAGGCTGGGGCATACGTGCCCGAAAGGCTAAGAAGGCAGGTAAACTAGCCCAAGAGGCTGAGTTCAAAGCTAAGGAAGCTGAGGCCCTCAAGCCACTTGATGAAACCCTGCGTGAGCAGGCGATCAAGGAAACTGACGAGGCCAAGGAAACTCTCGAGACCGCTAAAGAGATGTTTGGTGACGACTTCGCCAAGCGCACGGTCGATCCTGACGGACAGCTCAATATGGACCTTGGGGATACACCCTCGGTTCGCCCTGAGGCCGCCACAGCCCCCTCTAAGAACCGCATCTACCTGACGCCTGAGAAGGCTGAGAAGATCAGGTTGCAATCCAATCTCGCCAAGGATGTATCCCTGAGCGACAGGCTGACCGATATGTCGTGGCGTTCCCCGAACACCATGAAAGATTGGGATGAGGTAGCAGATGAGATTGGTGGTGTAACGGCGGTCCTCAAGGAACAGTTTACAAAGGCCAAAGGTGGTGACTTACAGAGGCTGTCCACGGTTCAACTCAAGGCCGCGCAAGCCAAGCGACGGTTAATCGAGATGGGGCATAAGGACACCGAAGGCCTCATCGCGGAACTTCAAACAACCTACAAAGGCGATCCTGACGGAATGGCAGCAGAAATGCTGGCGCGTGAGGACTTTGCACGGAGCATGGGTGAAGAAGTTACGAGAATGGCCAAGGCTATTTCGGATGAGACATTCCATCCTGATGCGTTCCCCGGCTACAAGAACTTTGACGAGTTCAAGATGGGCTTCGACAACCTGCTAGAGGTCTATGCAAACGTCCTGTCAGGAAACAACGCCAACCGGTCAAACGTAGCTCGTACCATGAGATCCATGCAGATAGCTCGCAAGAGCACCAAGGGTATCGAGAAAATCCTGAGCGATCCCGGCATGTTCCGTGATGTGGAAGCTAAGGCTCGCGCTCTGTCGGACCCAGCGAATGCTGGTAAGCCGATCACATCAACAGTCGAGAAGGCCTTGGCCGAGGTTCATGGTTTCATGGATCGGGTCAACACCTTTCGGATCAACGCACTGCTGTCTGGCCCCGGCACTCAAGAAGTGAACTTGGTGTCAAACGTTATCAACAGCTTCGTGATCCCCGCCGAAGAGTTTATCGGTGGTCTGTCAAAGGGTGATCGAGCAATGATGGTACACGCCACCCGTACTATCCAAGGCTACATGGCTGGTCTTATGGACAGTGTCAAAGCTGTTGGCCAAGCTGGCTGGTGGGATGATGCGATCTTGGACCCTCACTCTCTCAAGGTGGACGACAACGCACTCAGGGGTCAAATCTTTGAGCCAAAGTTGGGCAATGCTGCGCTTTCCACTGTCGATAAAGGCGTGAAGCTCCCCCAACGTGGTCTCATGACCATAGATGAGTTCTTCAAGCAGTCTCAATACCGTGGACGTGTGTTAGCTGATGCTAACGCAGAGGCAACCGCAAAGCGTCTCAAGGGACCTGAGCGTGAAGCGTTCATCAAGAAGTATCTGGCCGAGAGCTACGATGAAGCAGGTGCAGCAACCCGTGCGGATGCTCTCCTACAAGCACGCCGTGCCACGTTTACTGAACCACTGGAACCGGGTTCGTTCGCTGCAAGCATCCAACAGAAAGCCATCAAGCATCCCGGCTTTCGGTTCGTGGCCCCCTTTATCAGGACACCTATCAACCTCCTGTCACAGACGTATCAACATGCGCCTCTCGTGGGGAGATTGTCTAAGCGTTTCCGTGATGACATCGCAGCTGGTGGTCCAAGGGCTGCTCAAGCGCGAGGGCGACAGATGTTAGGCACCGCGCTTGTGGCCATAGCAGGCACTATGGCAGCCCAAGGTATGATCACGGGTGCAGGGCCTCAAGACCCTCGTATCCGCAAGGTGTGGCTCAAGAACAACCAGCCGTACTCTTTCCGCATCCCGCAGGAAGACGGCTCGGTCAGCTTTGTGTCCTTCGCACGTCTTGAACCATTGTCCAACGTCTTCTCTATATCGGCTGATGCTGTGGAAATTGCAGCAGATGAATATAACGAGTCTGATACCACTCCAATGATTCAGGCCCTGTTTATGTCCATCATGGATAACACGGTCAACAAGACGTTCACTCAGGGCATCTATGACGCCATGTCGGCGTTCGTTGGGAGACCGCATGAACAGAAAGCCGCTGTGCGAAACATGGTGGCCTCGTTTGTGCCCAACGTGTTGAACCAGACCAACGGCGATGAAGCCCTCAGGGAAACCCGCGACATTGCCGATGCCGTATTGGCCCGAACCGGGCTGTACAATGGTATCGATCCCAAGCGTAACGTGTTGGGTGAGCCTATTATCCGAACGCTTCCGAAGTACGATCCCCTAGGATTGACTGAGGATGACAATCGAGTTATCGATCCCGTTCTGAAAGAGATCACTGAGTCTGCAATCCACAACCAAGCGGTTGCAGGTCAGCCCTCCAAAAAGATCGCAGGTCCCAACAATATCGAACTAACGAAAATAGAGTCGGAGAACAACCCGAACCAGACACTCTACGACGAGTGGCTGGAGAAGACAGGAACCACAGAGATCAACGGAAAGAACCTAAGGGAAACCCTCACGGAACTCATCAAGACCCGAGATTACCTCACTGCCCCACAGGGCAACATAGGCGTGAGTGGTAGAGGCACACGAGGCTCTCTCATTCGTTCCCGCATCGAAGCGTTCAGAACCAAAGCTCGGTCTGAAATCCCCCAGCTTATGGACCTAATCGTTGCGGAGAAGAAGGGAACGGGTGAGCTGCTTCAAATACAATCGAAGCGTAATCGCGAACTGTTTCCCTCCAGGTCTAATCCACCAAACGTCCTCAAGAAGAAAACAACCTTCGAGGACCTACTCAAATAATAGGAAGGTCCCATGGCAGCTAATGAAGAACTGCTCGGTCTGCTGCACGAAGCTGTGGCAGGCGACCTCCTCCGGCGTGTCAAGTCGGGGGAGGCAACATCCAGTGAGATGAGCGTTGTCGTCAAGTTCCTCAAGGACAATGGCATCGAAGCATTACCCACTGAAAACAACAGCCTAGGTAATCTTGTTAAAGAGATGCCTGAATTTAGCGAAGAGGATGGCCTCTATGCAAAACACTGACCCTGCGTACCAAGACGACAGCACGTTCGTAGTACAAGGTCAACATATACGCGACCCTATGATCCACGACTTGCACTCTCGGGTCACCAAGCTCGAACACTCAACCAGCGAGGCCCGAACGAACATCGCGGTTCTCCTGAACGACCTCTCATACGTAAAGCGTGAAGTCACTGGTATCTCCAAGGGTATCAACAGGGTTCTCTGGTCCATCGGTCTATCCGTTATCGGAGCGATCGCCACGTTCATCCTCTCAGGTGGTATCACAATCGTTCAACCCTGACATTACACTCAAGGAGGTCTCATGGCCTACTCAGAAGCCCTGTATACGGGCGACGGCACTACCACCGACTTTGTAGTGCCCTTTGACTACCTCGATCAAAGCCACGTCTATGTGGCAGTCGATAAGGTTCCAACCTCTGCGGTTGGCTCCAACTATACAGCAGAGTTCATCAATAGTTCGACAATTCGCGTCTACAACTCGGTGGTCGCTGGGGACCCCGTACCCGCTGGCATCGAGGTTCGCGTCTTTCGGAAAACACCAATCAATAACCCCCCCGTGGTATTTGGTGGAGGCGCTTCCCTTTCGTCGGAAAACCTCAACAAAAACTCACAGTACCTGACGTTCGCGCTTCAAGAAGCCACGGATACCAACGAGATATTTACCTCTCTGTACTTAGGTGCTTTCGAGAGTGAACCCCTCACGGATAATGAAGGTGAACCCCTAAAAACGGGTGCGATCTACTACAACTCTGAGGGAGGTATGCTGTTTTACTATACTGGCTCTATATGGGAGGACCTTGAGGGACCCCGTGGAGTCGATGGTTCCATTGGTCCAACAGGTGCTACAGGACCCGTAGGTCCTCAGGGTGCCCAAGGTCCCCAAGGTATCGAAGGTCCTCAAGGTATCGAAGGTCCCCAAGGTGAGACAGGACCTATTGGTCCCGAGGGTCCCCAAGGTGAGACAGGACCTACTGGACCAATAGGTCCTCAAGGTGAGCTAGGACCTATTGGTCCAGAGGGTCCCCAAGGTGATCTAGGACCTATTGGTCCAGAGGGTCCCCAAGGTGACACCGGACCACAGGGCGACACCGGACCCGCTGGTGCAGACGCGACGGTGAACGCTGCCGATGTCGCGGCGGCAGGCGGGGTTCTCAGCGACCCGACTGGCGTAACTGGTGCAGACGCAGTGGCGAACATCCTGAGCATGACACAAGCAGAATACAACGCAATAAGCTCACCAAACGCAGCGACAATTTACATAATTACGGACGCATAAAATGGCCCTAAAACTTGGCGTAAACTCAATCAACAAACTATATCTTGGTAGCACGGCAATCAACAAGGCTTACCTTGGCGCGACCGTTTTGTTTTCAGGCGGCGGCGCAGTCCCCTTCTCCCCCGCGTCCCTCTTTACATCAAACGATCAGGGCTTTGTCGTGGATGCCTACGCCACGTCGAGTCTTTGGCAAGATGACGCCGGGACAATTCCGGCGACGGCCCATGACGATCCCGTGGCTCTTTGGAAAGATAACAGCGGAAGCACGAACGGGGTGGATCACAGCACGGCGGTACTCGCCGACCGTCCGAAGTTGCAGATTGTGGGTAACCGTCGAACGATACTTTCGGACGGTATCAGTGACAAACTGACGAGCGTGACCCGAGACTTCACAGGCAAGGATGTTTTCACCGCATGTTTTGCGATCAGGTCGCTGGACACAAACGAAAACACCAACCCTGTCTGGGCTGCCCATGATCTTAATGACGGACTAAGGATTATCTATGCGCCGCAAGCTTCGTTTTCCCCTGTCCGGTTCCAGACTGACAACAACGCGACAGATGTTCTCGATGCACCCAGTCCGACATATGATCCGCCGCTTGACATGGTGATCATCGTAGAGGGCGACATACCGAGCGGCACTCTTAAACTCTGGATAGACGGAACTCTAGTTGCCTCGGAAACAGGTATCAGTTTCGTGGATAACTGGCAAACAGGAATTAGCCGATTGTTTGGCGACGAAGGTGTGTTTGGCCAAGAAAATAATTTTGCCAAGGTAGAAATAGCGCGAGGAATGGAGATCAGTCGCGGCCTGACAGCGTCTGAATTTACAGACCTCTTAAACTGGGGACAGGCAGGTCTCGACGGTACCGTCGTGACCGGCGTGT